AAAATTGACCTTGAAATCAATCGACATGGACCACATTCCCCAGGTTTTTCGTTAAGAATTGACAAATGAAATATTCAGTAAATATGAGAACGTCTTATGTCTTATTTCAAGACGTAGACCAAAAGCGTTTCGATGAAAAACCATATATTCCACTAAAAACTAATCACCACAATTTTTCTATTCAGCTGGAAGCTGAAACGGAAGAAGAGGCAGCGAAAGAAGCGGAAAATTTATGCAGCTTACTGGTAAACAAGTCGACTCAGGCAAAACTCAACACCAAGGACTCAGAGACTTAGAAGATATTTATATTAAGTGTTCTAATTGTAATAAAAAGCTCGTACATGTTAAACGCATGACAAATGATAAGCTTGTTGAATCTAAGATTAAGGCTAAGTGTCCATATTGTACAAACTTTTCTTTTATTACGACGGTAATTGGTAAGTTTGCTTTTGTTGAAATTGATGGACTTAAGATAACAGATTTTCCAATGACGGTAGACAAAGGCGAAAATGGAAAAATTACACAAAATGTACTAGTAACAGTGAGAAGTATGAATGACTAATAATTTTATTATGGATAGGGATCGTGAATCTATCGGTGATCCAGTAGAAATTGGATATACTAAAACCGATAATCCGGCAATCCTCGAACCACCAATGATTAATGCCGATGATGACAAATGCTATGCCAAAATCGTTAGAACTGAACGAGATGCCGGTATTTTTTGCAGATATTTTGTTCTTGGCAAAACTACGGGTAGTTCCCTAGTTGATCCATGGGATGTCGGAGACGTGCAGCAAACCGCCAGATTAGCAGCATCATTACATCGAGATCCTTACAAATTCGTTGAGGTAACAAAAGTCGGATTTGATTTATATATGTTATTTTTACGTGGACGTTCACTATCACATCTAAATAAAGCATCGAGGGAAGTCAAATATGCCTAAAAAAGCTCTAACTGACGAACAAAAATCATTTATTGTTGCAGAACGAGATAATGTATCTCCTGCTGATCTTGCAAAAAATATGTTTGGAATTGGAGAACGGACGGTCGCCAAATATATCGCAACATTAACTACAATTACCACGCCAAAATCTAATGATAGTCCAGTTACTACCATTAAAGCTCAAGAGCCAGAAGGTCACGCAGTTATGGACGCTGGTAAATCTGCGATGGTAGATACTATTACTAAGAGTGCCGTTCTTGATTTGACTGGTAAGGCGTGTGCGATTAATCCAAGTAAGCCTTTACCAAAGAATGTTATTTTAGATTAATTATGAATAAGTATCAATCTTGCAGGGGCGGCGGTGAAATATCTGCCGCCCAGTTTGTTATGGAGCATTTTCTTATATTATTAGCTCGTCAAGACAAATCAGCTTTGCCTGATAAGTTTTGGCAGCTGGATAAATATAAGAAGTTGTGGAAACGACATGTTCGTTCTGTCCACTCCCTATTGAAAACTTATGAAGTAGAAGCTATTACCAGTGGACTTAAAGATAGGCGGTTAAAGAACTTACATTCATTAAGTAAGGCGGCAGCATGGCTATGGAAACCCACGTTTGACTATTATCAAAAGAAGGTCGTGGAAAAATTAAAAGGAAAAAATAGCATTGCGGAAAAACCAGTTGCCAAGGTAGACCCAAATAATCGCCGCCAATTAGACAGCGAATCTAAATTACAGAAACTGCGAGAATTATAATATGCGTGAGGATCTTGCTAAGGATTTAAAGAAAAAATATGGAGTAGATGTTGTTACTTCTGGCGATCATTTGCTAGATTATCCAAAAGATATTATCAATTTTAGTCCTGCGTTTGATATTGGTCTTGGTGGAGGGATTCCAAAGGGCTCCACTATGATATTTGCCTCGCCACCAAAGCATGGGAAAACAACATCGGCACTTAGTTTTTGTGCAAGTGCTCAAAAGTCCGGAATGAAGGTCTACTATAATGATATTGAATATCGAGTAAATCCGCGAGATCTAAAAGGAATTCGTGGACTAAAATTAGATGCAGATCATTTTGAGTTAATCAGATCTAAGAAAGGTGCAATTCTACATGCCGAAGATCATCTTCAAATCGCGGATAATATCCTAAATAATGAAGAGAACTGCGTTGTTGTACTAGATTCTGTATCACAGCTATGTTCACAGGAGGAGTTCGATGCCGATATTGGAGATAAGAAACGAGCCCCAGGAGCAATTCTACTCGCACAGTTCACCAAAAAGATCAGTAGCGTATTACCAGTAAATGATAACATTCTAATTAGTATCTCCCATATGATTGCTAATACTAGTGGATATGGAGCCCCAAGCGTTGAAAGTGGTGGCAACAAAATCAAGTTCAAGGTTGACGCACATTTTAGATCTAAGGGAGTAGAGTTTTTATCTGCCGGAAATAATAATCCATTTGGACAAAAGATTTCGTGGGATATTATTGCATCACCCATTGGTTGTCCAAAGGGTAGAGTGAGTTCATTTTTGAGATATGGTATTGGAATTGACCATATCTTAGAGTTGATGGATATTGGTATTTCACTTGGCATCATCGAACAAAAGGCGTCCTGGTATGCTTTTGAAGAAGGTAATTATCAGGGACAGGAAAAATTATATAATGCTATTCTTCAAGACGAAGAACTCTTAAAGAAATTAAAAGAAAAAATATATACTTCTATGGGACTAACAGTCGATTTAGAGCAAAAGGACTAAAATGGTTGATTTAACAGAACGGCGTGCAAAGTTTGTTTATGATTCTGCGAGACTGGCGGCACAAGCAGCCTATGCTCCAATTATTCCGGTTTTATGGGATGAACGAGAAGACGCGTTTAAAAAACAGTTTCTTAAAGTAATTGAACGACAGTGTAGTGAGCAAAGATCAAGGTCACCAGAAGAACTTCACGGGAGTTGGATGCAGGCTTATTTTGGAATGGGATGGATCTATGGTGAGAAATACAGTCGTGAGGATAAAATACATCCAGATTTAGTTCCATACGCTGATTTGGGTCAATTAGAACGAGATAAAGATGCGGTATTTGTATCTTTATGTGAGATTGCTCGTCAGTGGATTTATGATGAAAACGAAGGATAATCCCTGGATTACTTTTACCCTGCTGGTATTAGGACTTGCTCTATTGGGCACCTTTATTGAACTGCTACTTTTTATGTGCGGATAAGATATGAAAACTTGGGAGTGCCCATTTTGCGACAAAGTAATACCAAAGTAATACCAATGGATTGCGGTCAGTTTTGTCCAGAGTGCGGAAATATGCTATTTTATAAAATCGATCCACCACTTACATGGAACTCATCAGAAGAGTGTCCAAGTGGAAATCCAAGTGGAATTAGACTAAATGGATAAGCGAGACTTTATAAAGACGCTTATGATTGGAGTAATGTCTCCATCCTACTTAATGGGAAAATATCCAGCAATAACAATACCTCATCAACCTCTACCAAAAAGAAGTATAATTGGTAGTAGATATGACATTTATGTGTCGCCAGAAACCCTGGAAGATATTAAGAATTGGCAAGGATAAATATAATGAATAAGCGAAATTTTCTACAGACCTGCGGAGCCGCAATAGCTATACCCTTTTTTCCTTTTAATTCTGCGAAAGCAGCCAAGCAACCACCTAAGACAATTAAGATTTTTGAGTGTCTTGGTAAAATAACTAATATTGAGATAAGCACATCATACGCTCCAATAGAACAGGCGTTTGAATGTGGTCAATTAGCTATTTATAATGTTATAAATTTCCCAACAGATACAGAACTAGTCATTACTGGTGAAACTGCCGTTTTGACATACAATGCCTTTAATGTCCCCCTACAGTATCAACTATTCTTACATAAGAATCCTTGGGATATTATCAATCAAATTGAAGAAACAGTTTTTGATAAATTTGAGTCTAGAATAAAGTATAAGAATATTGAATTTAGATTAACTAGTATTTCGATGACTAATAATATTGATTATAAGGATGATAAATGAAAGTAAAAGACTTTAAAGATAACGAACATAATTGGCCACCAGCTAATAGACATGGTCACGCAAGTAATGCTTCCGACTTACATATCAAATGTCGTGAGTTACTCAAATCCTTATATCCAACAAGAGCCCCATTAGAAGAAGTTCCCATCCCAGGAACAAAGTTATCTTTTGATTTTGTTTTACCTCAACGCCGCATATGTATTGAAGTCCAAGGTCAGCAGCACTTTGAGGAAAATCCATTTTTCTTTAAAGATAAGATTGGATTTGGTAAAGCCCAACAACGAGATAGGAGAAAACAGGAATGGTGTCAGCTGAATAACTTATTGTTGATTGAGTTAGCATATAATGAAGAAGTTGAAGACTGGAAAGATAAAATCCTTTTAGCAAAGCACTAAATATGAACTATGGTTGGATTCGCTGTATATATTATAAGACATTACTAATACCATTTTCTAAAATTATGTGGATAAATAATACGACGGAGATACTTTATGCAGACTATTATATTTTTGGAATTAGAATAGCAAGAATTGAACAATGGACAAAGTAGAAATTCCACAACTTGATAAAGTAAACGAAATCCTAAATAGTTATGTTATTAGTTTAGGAATCAATCTACCAATTAACAATTCGGACATATCTCCACATTTTAACTATACATCTGCGGAATTGAAAGCTTTTGACCAAGAAGATTGCTATACTATTGCTGGACTCTTACTTCAAAAATCTACTATGTTACAGGTAGAAATCAATAAACATATTAGAACTAAGAATTGGGCAGAAGATTCAATTAGTAAATACATCTCCGATAAATTATTCACTTATGATAAGTTTACTCCCTGGGATGTCCGTAAAACCGAGGTTACTCAAAATAACGAGTATACACAAAAATTATCACAGCTAATCCGAACGGCTCAATTACACATAGATACTTTACAATACATTCCAACCTCATTAAAGAATCAATCTGACTTTTTTATAAACTTGGCAAAATCCAAAAGGACATATGATGGCAAAAATTAAACTTCCAGATTTACTAAAACTTGCAATTGAAACCAACGATATGTCGTTGATTAAAAAGGCATATAACATGATAACTGGAGAAAAAATAATTGGTAAGTCACGACCACAATCACAGGAGCCAATCGCAGTAAACAGTTTTGTTGATGATGGTACACTAGCTCGACAGGACTCCCCCAAGCATAATCCTGAAATTGCCAAATTATATAATAGTCCTTCATCAAGACGAGCAGCTACCCAGTTATCACAATTGACCTGTCAATGTGGAGCCGTAGAAACAATGTCGGCTGACATAGCTGGATTTTATCAGAATGTTGATGGTCCAACATTTCAATGTCAACGATGTCTTGTCAATCGTAAGATGGAGTAGCGGTGTTAGCAGATACCATTACAGAAAAAGTAGTATTAGCAGGATTATATCAACATTCTGCCAAACTATTCTATGAAATCGCAGATATTCTTGATATAGATTCGTTTACTGACGATTGTCATCAAGGTATTTTTTCGGCAATAAAAAATGTTTACTTAATTAAGAATGTTAGCACTTTTGATTATCCAACGCTAGTCGCAACATTAAATGAGATTGGTTATAGCTGGATTGTCAATGATAAAAGCGAGATGTTACATGTAAAATCTATTGTAAATGCTACTACTGAAAAGGATAATATTAAGCAGTGGTGCATTAAACTTCGTAAACTACAAACGGCTCGTCAGCTAAAAATTGAATTGAAGGATGCTGAAAAAGAACTAGATAAAGTTGATGGAACTCAATCATTCAATGAGATATTAGGATATGCGGAAAATCCAATCCACAACTTTACACAATCGCTTGAAGGATCTATTAATAAAGAGATCGTATCGATGAACGATGGATTAGACGAATATCTAGAGCGAGTAGAAGCTAATCCAGTAGATATTGTAGGTATGAGCACTGGCTATCCTAAGTTTGATGCCCAAATTGGTGGTGGACTCAGAGAAGGGACTATTACGCTACTTGGAGCACGAACAGGAGTCGGCAAGTCACTTATATCAGCAAATATTGGTTTATATATGTCTACTACATTGAAGATTCCGGTGTTATACGTAGATACTGAGATGACTTTATTAGACCATCAACCAAGAATTTTATCTATTCTAACTTATGGCAGTAAATATAAAGTACCTATTTCAGACATAGAACGTGGACAATACGTTACAATGCCAGCGAAAAAACAGTCGGTAGATAAAGCCCGTAATATATTCAAGAAATCATTATTTGATTATGCCAGCGTTAAGGGAAAGTCTTTTGATACACACTTATCAATTATTCGCAAATGGATATATCAAACCGTTGGATTTTCACCATCTGGAAAAGTTAAGCCTTGCATAGTTATATATGATTATATGAAAATTGGTAGTGCATCAATTTTAAATCATAACATAGCTGAACGACAAGCACTGGCATTTATGATGATGGAAATGCATGATTTTGCTGGAAAGTATAATTTTCCAATCTTAATGCTAACTCAATTAAATAGAGATGGTATTGATAAAGAAGACCAAAGTACGATTAGAGGTTCCGACAGTGCCCTAGATCCAGTAACAAATTTCTGTATTTTCAAAGAAAAGAGTCCTGAAGAAATTCAAGTTGATAGTAGTGAAAAGGGTAATGCTAAAATCGTCGTACTAAAGAGTCGTCACGGAGAAACTCATCGTGGCGGAACATATATCTCATTCTTCAAAGTAGGCCAATATGCGAAAATTCTCGAAGTTAAGTAAAGAACAGATGACTGCATTATGCGACCATGCTATAGGTCATATATATGATATTCTGGATAAGTTTGACGTAGAGTATAGGGTTAGTGGAAATCGCATATTAGGTCCATGTCCAATTCATGGTGGAGACAATAAAACCGCATTTAATTTATACGTTGATAACGATGTTCCTGGTATGTGGGTATGTAATACGCATCAGTGTCACAAAAAGTATTTTAGAAATTTGGTTGGATTTGTTCACGCTTTGATTTTACGCGATAATCCAGAGTATACTCTTAACGATAGTATCGCTTGGTTAATGGACATAAGTCATTTTGATGATTCGGTAGATTATAAGCGGTTTAAAATACAAGATAAGAAAATTAAGAAACAAACAGTTAAAGACGATGTATGTTGTTGGCCTCGTAGTAAAGTCCTCAAATCATTATTAATTCCATCACATTATTATGTCAATAGAAAATACTCTACATATATATTACAAAAGTATGATGTAGGTGTTAGCAATTCTTTTCATAGAACATTTTTCCCAGTATATAATGATGGATATACTAGGGCGGTAGGGTTTGTTTCTCGTTCGTTGTATAATAAGTGTGAGAAATGTGGAGGATACCATAGACCAAATACTGATTGTCCAGACTATATAGGCAAGCATTATTCTAAATGGACTAATTCTCCTAGTAATTTTCCAAAAACTCAATACTTATTTAATCATTGGTTTGCTAAGCCGTATATCAAACAATCGCATACTGCCATTTTAGTTGAGGGTCCAGGCGATGTCCTCCGATTAGAAGATAATAATATTCATAATTCTGTGGCTACACTTGGCACTTCATTATCTACATTTCAACGAGAGATTTTGGAAAGAGATGGGGTAACACATTTGATAGTCCTTTACGATAATGATAAGCCGGGGGAAAATGCTAAGCAAATACTAAAAGATACGTTAAGTAGAGAGTTTAAGATGACGTTTCCACAGCTGGTTGGTGGGGATATTGGTGAAGGACTAAAAGAAGATATTCAAATTATTAGGAGCTTAACATGTTAAGAAGAGAGTTATTTGGGACTGGATTAGCTGGTTTATGTTTGCCATTTTTCAATTTTAATAAATGCAACTTACGACAAAAGAATGATGATAAAGTGGTTGAGCAGAAAAGTAGGGAACAGCTATGGGCTGATATGTATAGTCTAGATCCACAAGTTATTCATGATAACGGCTGGGAATTAGCTAAATTAGTTTATCCAAAATTTAAAGATAATGTTATTAAAAAAACTGGACTTATATATAGTCCAATTGAAGCCTATAATCTCTTTAAAGAATTTGCTAGTCGTTATGAAATTATTCCATCATCACATACTGAACATAGGGCTTGTTGTAAGGATGGTAAAATAGAAAATTTTTATAAAATGGTGTCGTCATTAGAGCAGGATTTATTAAATAAAATAAGTAAAAAGCCTTACTATGAAATAACTGATATCCATTTTCATCATGATTCAGGAGCCCATAGAAATATGCATCGTGGATTTTATGCTTGGGTGGGTATTGTCAGACTTTACAAATAAAAACTCAGACCTCTTTTGGGAGACACAATGACAAAGATTATAGGCTTTTCAGGTAAAAAACTAAGCGGAAAAAATACTTCGGCAAATATTATTGCTGGAACTATTCTTCATGATATTGGCTTTGCTACCAAAGTTGACAATATTACAGGTAAACTACTCGTTGTAAATGATGAGGGGAATTGGGAAGAGTTTGATTTGACTTGCCGAATTGGTGAACAATTTCAATATCTCGAATCTAACATCCATCCATTCGTAAAAATCTATTCATTTGCAGACCCACTTAAAGAGTTCTGTATGAATATGTTTGAATTAACACAGGAGCAGTGTTATGGCACTAACGAGCAAAAAGATACCAAAACAATACTAAAATGGTTAAACTTTAAGAAATTTTTACCACAAAAGAAAAAGAAGGAACTACAAGACGGTAATTTATGGCGGTCATTTATGACTGCACGAGAAGTCCTACAAGTTTTTGGTACGGATGTTATTAGAGAAATTTATGGTGATGCCTGGGTGAAGGCTACTGTGAATAAAATTAAAAAAGAAAAAGTAGGTTATGCGTTGGTTTCGGACGTGCGATTTGAGAATGAGGTCCTGGGTCTTCAGGGTATCGGCGGAAAAGCAGTGCGGCTTACTAGGAATCCTAATCCTGATGATGCACATTTGAGTGAATTAGGGTTGGATAATTTTACCGGATTTGATGCTATCTTAGATAATGCAAGTCAAACTATTAGTGAGCAGGCGGTAGAACTAGCCCATATTATGGAAAGATTTACCGAATGAGATATTGTTTTTTCTGCCAAGTTTGTTATAAATGGTTTGCGGTTAATAAGCCGGATGACTTAGAAATTTGTGAGGAATGTTTAAATGAATACGAATAAAGTGCCGTGGGTTAGAATGAAGAATCTTGGAACTGGACCAATTCCTTTTGAAAGACCATTAACCGAAAAGGAATCTGCTACGAGACGGATTGGACGAAATTCTCCATGTCCATGTGGAAGTGGAAAGAAATTGAAGGAATGTTGTTTGAGAAAGTTTAATAATGGCTAATATCAAATTTGAAATATGTATTCCACGAGAACAATTTGAAGGATTGAAAGCGTTTTTGAATGATGAAGAAGAAATCGACAATCCATATAGAAACAATCATTATAAAATTACAGAAAGTGATAGTTGGGAAACTGGATTTTATCGTGGAATAGTTGTTGAGGTTGAATAATGGCTTATAAAGTTTGTAAAAAATGCAATCATAAGAGTGGTGTTCGCACAAAAATTTGTAAATGTGGATTTGAATTTATCAAGCCAGAACCAAAGAAAAAAGTAAAAGTTGCGGAAAAGGTAGTTCCAACACCAACTCCGGTAAAAAAGAAACGAGCTATCAGCAAAGCTGCTAAAACCGCAAATATAGCGATGGGCTACTGGATTAACGATTTACCCAAATCTATGAATAAAATTTCTATGCCACCGGGAATAGAAAGCGAACCCAAACTTATAGATAATAAAACTATGAGACATTATATAGGATATGAAGGGCTAGGATTTGCAATTCATTCATACATTCCAGCAGACCGCATAAAAGATAAAGCCTTATCAAAACTTTGGCGTGAAGCTAAAGATAAAATGATAGCAATAGTAAACCATTTAGAAAAGACATAATGGATATAACATATTTTAGAAGTTCTTCATACAATTGCTTTCAGCTGTGCCAGCAACAGTATTATCTTAATTATGTGTTAGGTTGGGATAATATCGTAGGAAAAGCGGCCACAAAAGGGACAATTACCCATAAAATTTTAGAGGTACTAGCAGACGCTAAACTTGCAGAACAAAATGGCATAGCAGAAATCAATAACGATATTGCGGGAATTTTGAAAGTGGCAGATTTACGCACGGAAGAATTTATTGATGAGATTCATAACAAGTCATTCGCATATTATCAAGAAACTGAACAGCCATCATTGACCGATAAAGAGTTGCGTGAAACTCGTAGATGGGTTAAAAAAGTTATCGATGAAGGATTTTATGATCCGCGTAATCTCGATATTATGTTTCCAGAGCAGAAGTTTGATCTTCCAATTGAACAGGATTGGGCTAAACTACCAAATGGTCAATACTTAAGGATTAGAGGAACCATCGATCTAACTATAAAAAATGGAGATGGCCTAGAAATTCTAGATTGGAAAACCGGAAAGCGCCGAGACTGGGTTAAAGCATGTTATAAAACACAAGATATGTTAAATGACGATTTTCAACTTCGTCTATATCACTATGCCATCCGAAAAATGCATCCTGAAATAGAGAATATTCTTGTTACAATCCATTATATTAACGATGGCGGGCCAGCAACAGTCGCGTTTGATGATTCCAGCCTTGAAATTACTGAACGTAAAATGCATGACCAATTTGTCCGCATTAAAAATTGTACACATCCAACTCTAAAAAATACCTGGTTTTGTAACAGAGTGTGTTCTTATGGAAAGCATCACGTTGGTAAGCAGACACAATGTGCGTTTATAAAGACTAAACTGAGACGTAATGACATAAGTACTGTGGCAAAACGCCATACTAAAAAGGGATTTAAAATTGATTATTATGAGGAGCCAGGGTAATGCACCAACCAGTAGATCAAATCTTATTAGGAGACGAACGATTCAATCCAGATTATAGTGGATTATCTCTTCTTGCTGAACTCATCAACCTACCATTTATGATGTGGAATGATAATAGATATGCAGATATATTTACTGAGGAGGAGATAGTAGATGACCGACAAAACTAATCTTGAGGAAGCCATAAAAGAGTACGTAGAGAATAGACGAACTCATAAATCATACTCTTCCCCAGAACAACTATATGGAGAGTTATCCTGCATCCTACATAATGTAGCCGGTAATTTATCCGACAATCACACAATTGAAAATGAAATCTTCGCCATCGCTGGAGAGTGTTGTTATGCTCTTGAATGTTTATATCCAGAAACTTTTGAGCCTATTGCGACGGATATTAAAAGTCAGACTAAAACCCAGGTCAAATTAGCCGTCGCTAAGGGACTACTAAAAGAAATATTAGATTTATATCAACATACCGAACTAGAAAAGATAGAGCAGAAGGGATTACCACCAAAGCGATTGGTATGTTTTCCGCAGGACTTAATCAACGCACTATTTTCTTTTTTTAATTAGCTTAGAAAGAACTGAACAATGGTAAAACCATATAATCTAAATTATCAAGAATTTTCAGAAGATTTTCTAGATCACTTACTACTTATGGCTGAAGCATATATGTTTCAATCGGGCGTAGACACGTCTACTATGAATACAATATGGAATTTTATTGATTTTGCAAAAGATAAAGAAACTGAAGATTTGGATATTCTTCGCGGGCCGTTAGAAACGTCGTTTCGTCAACGAGACGCGATGGAAGAGTTATAATATGAATCATCAAGAAACAGCCAAATTTCTTATTGATGAAGTGATGCTGGCATATCATTGCTACTGTATGGAAACTGTTTTAATCAATCAGCAAAAAAGAGATACCATATGTGAATTTCTTGACTGGTTTATTGCGGATCAACAAAGGTCATTGAGAGAGATGGACGAAGAATGAGTTATATTCCCCTCCACTGTCATAGCTCATATAGTCTGTTAGACGGCCTATCCAGCGGCAAGAACATCGCTAAACGACTTGTGGAATGCGATCTATCCGGCTCAGCAATTACAGATCACGGTAACGTATGTGGAGCACTCAAGTTTGGATCAGCTCTAAAAGCAAAGGATAAAAAAGCAATTCTGGGTTGTGAATTATATGTTTGTGAACAGCATTCATCAATACAAAATCAATCTAATGGTAAGTTACAGCATTTAGTCGTATTGGCTCGTAATCTTGCTGGTTGGAAAGAATTGATCAAGATCGTTTCTGAGTCAAATAAAGCAGATTCATTTTATCGCAAGCCTAGACTATCACTTGAAGAAATTGCCGATTTACATCCTGAAAACCTAATTGCTATCAGTGGACATCTGGGCTCACATATGTCCAGTGCTATGTTCATCGATGCGGGTGAAGCTGCTCGTAAGCAAACTGATAGAGATATACGGGCATATCTAAAACCAGATTGTGTATTACATATGCAAGATATGGCTGATCGACTTAAATCAATTTTTGGTAATCTATTTTTAGAAATACAACTTGTAGATGTTAAAACTCTCCCAATCAACAATATTATAGCTAAGGGACTACGACACTTATCTTCTATTACTAAGCTGCCATGTGTAGCCACTCCAGACGCTCATTATTGTAAGAGGGAAGACGCAGAGGACCAACGCCTATTACTCTGCACGTCCCTAGGGCGTAAGCTCAAAGATGTATATTCCGCTATTGATAGAGGCGAGGATGTCCCCCTATCCACGTTCTTTAAGTCAAACTCATATCATATTCCAACTTACGAAGAGATGGTAGAAGCACATGTTGGTCACATAGAAGAGGTTGAGAATACATTATTAGTGGCTGATATGTGTGAGGACTATGATATTACTAATAAGCCAGATATTCCTAAGTTCCCAAATGAAGACGGTCTATCATCTGCTAAATATCTGCTGAAATGTGCTAAAGAGGGATTTGAAATTAAAAAGAAAAATATAGAGTTAGTATGCGAAAAAAAAGGACTGACCCTAAAAGATTATCGTGCCAGATATGTCAAAGAGAGGGATGTACTATTAGGTGCGGATCTATCGGACTATTTTTTAATTGTCCATGATATTATAAACTTTGCTAAAAATGATGGACAGTTAGTAGGCTGTGGACGAGGATCGAGCGCTGGATGTTTAATATCATATCTATTGGGAATTACAGATGTTGATCCACTAGAGTATGATTTATTGTTTGAAAGATTTTATAATTCTGCAAGAAAAGGAAGTTTGCCCGATATAGATATTGACATTTTAAAGTGGAAAAAAACAACTATAATCAAATATATAGAACAAAAATATGGTAGCGATAATGTTGCTAAAATTGCTACCTTTGGACGGCTACAGGGTCGTGCTGTTATTAAAGATGTTTTTAAAAATCACGGCATTGGTTTTGATGAAGTAAATGAAATCACTAAATTTATTCCCGATGAAGCCAGAATCGCAGATAAAATTCAGGAAATGCATGACGCTGGTGAGGAAGAATATGGTATAATTGACTGGAGTCTTGATAATAATAAGAAAGAATTAAGTAAGTGGGTTGAAAAAGACGAAGATACCGGAAAATTATCTGGCCCATTAGCAAAATTATTTGAGCAAGCACTCCGGATTGAAGGCTGTAATAAATCCCTTGGCATACATGCTGCTGGAATTGTTATTAGTAATCGACCAATTGCTGAAGTTTGTCCATTAGTTAGATCGGCAGAAGGAGATTTGGTTTGTGCCTTTGATAAAAAGGGAGTAGAATCTGTCGGATTATGCAAATTCGATTTATTAGGTCTCAGTACGCTCGATAGATTAAGTATTATACAGGACTTAGTAAATAATGGGTAAGAAATGTCCAACATGTAGCGTTAAAAGCAACAATAATTGTAAAATATGTGTTGGTTGTGGATATAGATTTTTTTCTAATGCCAAGTCATTACTAGAGACATATCCAGAAATAGCAAAAGAATGGAATTATAATAAGAATATAACCGTTCCTAATAATATTACTCATGGCGTAGCTGGACGATTTTGGTGGGTGTGTCAGCACGATCATTCGTGGATGGCAACAACAAGCGAGCGAATTAAAAATCAAGGTTGTCCATATTGCTATGGCCGTTATCCAATAGATGGACTAACAGATCTCAAAACTCTATATCCTATAATAGCTCAAGAATGGGACTATGATAAAAACATATTAAAACCCAATGAGGTTTGTTCGCAAAGTGGCAAAAGAGCACATTGGATATGTTCCAAATGTCATAATTCGTGGAAGTCTATTATTTCAAATCGAATCAAAGGACGAGGATGCCCCAAATGTAATAGGTCTTATTTAGAAAATAGGACAGGGGTAGCATTACATAACTTAAATATCGTATTTAATACTGAGCAGGTGTTTAAAAAATGTAAAGATAAGATCAGCTTAAGATTTGACTTTTATCTACCAGAATTTAATGTTTGTATAGAATGCCAGGGGATACAGCATTATCCCGAACAATATAAAAAGTCACATCTATATGGATTAAACTGGCATAGAGATGATAAGGTTGAAGATATCCAAAGACGAGACCAAATCAAACGCGACTTCTGCACAACAGAAAATATCAAACTTATAGAAATCCCATACTGGGATATAGATAATATTGAAAAGATTTTAATAGAGGAACTGGAATTAATAAATGATCAAAATAAAGAAGAGCCCAACTGCTGATACTAGAACTTGTGACTGGAATACGGTAAGTAAAGAACAGCTACTTAAATCTAGTCATCAACATATTGAAGATGTCGATCAAGGACTCGTATTTTTCGAACAATTATTAGAATCAGCAGGAGCATCACATGATTTTGATAAGATTGACAATATTGATGGGTTTCATGAAGACTTCAAGACTGGATTTAAACAAACCACATGGTGGGATAACCATCGTAAGGTAAATAGACATCACTTAAATGTAGAAGATGGAGTTCCAGACGATGTTAATCTAGTCGATGTATTAGAATATATTATCGACTGTGTAATGGCTGGTATGGCTCGTTCTGGCTCAGTATATGATCTATCGTTGCCTAATGAAGTATTGCAGATGGCATTCCAGAATACTGTCAAGATGTTAAAAGAAAATGTGGAGGTGGAAAATGACGCGATTTGATAAAATGTCAAGCTTGCCATGGTTTGCTTGGAAGGGAGTGCGAGGTCCAATTGAGGCAGACAGAATAGCTGCGGCCACGTTCGCTGCTAGCCATATGGAAATCTTACCCTATCCGGTCCCTCTATCGAAAGTTTTACGTAATTATGAGAATAACGAATGTAAAGCCGCATTAGGCGAATATATATGTAATGCTATCTACGATAGGTTACTAGACGATGGATATAAGTTTGGTAGTCCAGCTTTTCCCGGAGAGACTCCAACAACGACTTATCGTGAATTTGCATTTGAGAATAATATATTACTTAAGGATGCTGCCGATGGTAAAGAAGATGTTTTTCTCGATATGATTGATAATATGTATAGACAACTATCTGATAAATTATTAATAGAGATGACATCGAATGATTTTTTATATGATTTAAATATATTTTACGATCCATGTATGACTAAATATTATAAATTGGGATTTTATGGTTGGGTAGAAATGCATACTCCTATTACTGGAGGATAAGATGAAATTGATACAAGCTATTTTATTGACCAATCTAAATGAGGTCGAAAATGACGAGAGCCCTTGGAGAAAAGAGTTTTTGCCAGACGGTGCTAAAATCGGAGACGAAATATACATTAAGGATATGGATATATCCAGCTGTTACAAAATCGTGTCATTTGATACGACGAAAACAATTATATTGGATGGGAATGACTTATGACTAAACTAATATTAGATACATATTTTGGAATTAATACGCAAGATCCATATGAGCCATCAGCTATTATTTATGGTGATAAGGGTTCGGTCGACAATCATGATAATACATTGGCATCGCTACTGGCGGCTAGGTTTAATCTTGTTGATGATTGTGATGGTGAGGTTAGTACTAGATTAAAGATTACAATTGAGGAAATGGAATAAAGATGAAAAATAGACTATGGGGTAGTAGAGCATATCTTATTGGACCAATTGATCGAGTCCCCGATTGGGGTGTAGTATGGCGTAAGGATATTACTCCGACGCTACAAAAACGCGGAATTGTAGTATTAGATCCTTGTAATAAGCCGATTAATCTTGGTATTGAAAGTAGTGAATCTACTATAGAATTAACCGCTGAAAGTACCGATGAGGACTATGATAATGAATCAGCAAGAATGAAATTGGTCCGAGTAATTGATTTGAGAATGGTAGACCTATCAGACTTCTTGATTGTTTATTTAGATCCAGATGTTCATATGTGTGGATCATATGAGGAATTATTTGCCGCAAACTCTACTAAGAAACCCATTTTAGTTATGGTTGAGGGTGGCAAACATAGGTCACCAAAATACCTTTTGGGAGCTATCCCACACAATATGATATTTGGAAATTGGACTGATCTACTAGAGTATGTTCGACACATTGATGAAGACGAAGAAGTTGCCCATCAAAAGAGGTGGACTTGGTTCAATTATAGGGAGATGGTGCCGGACGTAGATTATGAAGGGGATCATATAACTCATTTATCCGTGCGAGATTCTAAGATTTTGGCCGATGCACTAAAAGCCGTATGTAGATGATGGAGATTTTGATGCAATATTACATTCTTGATAAAAATTACGACAAGGTGCCAGTTGATTCTGCATCCGATTATTTTAAATGGCACGATTCATTAGAGGGTAAACATCCAGACATAACAGTTCAGTTATTTTATAATATCGTAGGTCATGCATGTGTGTCTACTGTATTTTTAGGATGTGGAGATAAGCCATACGAAGTTGCTGACTTTAAGCCCAATGACGATGATGATATAAATCAATTTCGCAATATGGAATTTCATCAATTTGAAACATTTATAGATGCAGTAGCCAAACACGGTATGCTGGTATCAGAATACGCAGGTTAATTCGAGGGTGGTGCCCTCGGGCTCATGATGGTTGCCGATTGTAGCCGCAAAAACATCGGAATCAATCTTCACCAGAAGCCGTCTATCTATGGGCGGCTTCAGCCTGCTTTTTAAAGGTTAAATAATGATAACTAAAGAAGAATGGGAACTATGGGTTGAAAATCAGGAAATCCCTAAAGACAGACTCTTATCAGATGATGCTAACTTAGTAGATATCTGGAGAGATTATGTTGATAATGATAATAAATCAATTTGTGGACAGGGAGTAGATGATCCGGTTGAAAGTAATTATTACAATGCCATATTAGCAAAACAATCTGGACTATTATCTTTCTTATCTGGATGGGGAAAACTAATTGATGTTGGAGCAGGATATAATTCCATCCTTCCTCTATTAAATACAAATATTAAGTATATTCCTTGTGATATTATTAAAAGAACTCCACTAACCACGGTAGTCAATGGGACCTTACCATTTAATGATAAGTCTGCCGACAATGTTGTATTCAATAATATGTTTCAACATATCACTCCTAAGCAACGATTACAATATGTTAAGGAAGGATATCGCGTTCTTTATGATGATGCAATGATGTTTATTGCCTGTACAATGGATGTTGGTTTATTTAGACCAAGTGTCCCTAAGATTAATGGTAAATATTACGCTATGACTGGACCATATGCCGTTCCACTTCCAGATATGGATGAGGCTCAAGCATGGCTAAAACTAGGATTTTATATTCGCACAGTATGCAGTAGATCAGATGGATACGTAGGACTTTGGCTTCAAAAAATAGATAATAGCAAGCAAAAGAAAGAAACGGTATGAA